AATGCAAACTCATCCAAAAACAGGATGTTGAAAGACATTCCTCGAACAGCACTGGCGCTAGTTGACGCAGCCAAGATTCTGGAACCATTTTCTAACTCTAAACTACCTTTATTCCAGGATATAATACCCTGTTGCATCCATTTAGGTAAGTTCTCATATGCAGTCTGCAACCTACCCAATAGATCCCTAGCAGTCGCTGCTTTGTTCGCTAGGATACCAATATTAACATTATCATTAAACACTGCATAATGCAAGAGATATGCTACAGACGTAGTAGACTTACCCGTCTGACGAGGCATTTTACAGATATTAAATCTATTCTCATGAAATTTTCGGATTAAACCTTCTTGAAAATCATAAGGTTCAAAAGGAACTAAACCTTCATCCAAAGAAACAATTTTTACATGTTGCTTGGCAAAGTAAACAGGATCATTCTTACATGCCATAAATTCAAGAATTTGATCTTTAGTAAATTCTTGTTTGACATTTGCTTTTTTTAAAAGCGGATTACCTAGATAGACTTCATCTATTGCCATAATATATTTTCCTTAATTATTGAGAAGGTTGAAATATAGGTTGTTCTGGATCATAATCAATTACTTGGTAACTCCATAATTTAGAATTGGGATATACCTTTCTCATTTGATCCTGCACTTCCCTTCTAGAAGGTTTCTTTGCTCCGGGGAAAAACATTTGAATCCCTAAATTTGCTCCTCTCCATGCCAAATAGATCTGAATTATATTTCCCGGTTTATCATAATTAGGAACTCTCCTCACCTCTGATAGATCAGTATAAGGAATATTATTCTTAGGAGATTGAATTGGTTCTGGTTTAACGATATCTATAAATTCATATTCTCTAAACTTTATACCGTCTGTCACATTTTGCACTTCAAGACCAGATACATCTTCATTTAAAGAAGCAAAAATATTATCTCCCACTTTAACACTATTCAATAAGAACCATCCCTTATTAACTTCTAATGCATAACGCACATCCCCTTCAGAAAAAACGGGAAGAAGAGTGAAAGGTTTTAATTCTTTAATACTTTCAATAGTACCATCTTCTTTAATAAAAGCAATATCTAAAGGAATACGAGTATCTTTCATATGGAAAGACTTTTGACCAGTCTCTTCAAATTGGAAGAACATTCCTGTATTTTCGTCCAGACTTTCTCTGAACATTAATCCCAAATTAAACTCTGTAGAGTTTTTGGGAATTTCTACATGAATAGGAATTCTTAATTGTCTTTGTTCAGAAACGCCACCCCCATTGCCACCACCATTCCCCCCATTACCAGAGCCATTAGAATAAGTTCCATTACCATTTCCACCGTTCCCATTTCCGTTAGAGTTTCCGTTACCGTTGCCATTACCATTTTTCTTTTTAGTGTCCTCATCTTTCGCTAAGTAACCACTACGTAGTACATGCCATCCTCTTGGAATGGGCATACACTTTTTACGTGTAGTACAATAATATTCGCCCTTTTTACAGTCCTTCATGGGAAACTAGCAATATCCTTTTTAATATTTAGGAATTGCTTACAAGTTAGTAATAGTGAGGTTATTAAGAGCACCAACACCGACCCATGAAGTTCCATTATAGATTTCCAACTGACCAGTAGTAGTATTAAAGATAAGAGCACCTGTATTAACACTAGTAGCATCTCTTACAGTAGTAGTAATCACTGGGGGATAAAACATTGTAGAAGCAGTAACTACCCCTGCAAAGACTGCATTACCACTAGGTAATATAGTAGCCCCTACACCTGTACCATCCTCATAATCATATCCAACATTAAGTCCAGTTCTAGCAGTAACAAAACCAATAGAGTCTACATTTACTACATTCTCTTTAAAGATAGTTCCTGCAACAGAAATATCTCCATCAAAATAAGCAACAACACTGGTGGTTACTCCGCTTTCTTGAGATTCTCCAACATACAAAGAATACTCTGTTCTGGCAGTAGTTGCAACACCAACATTCTTTGTAGTACTAACACCAGCATATGATGATCCCCATGTTCCACCAGCACCTGCTGATCCACCTGCTGCAGGAGCCCATTTTCCTATCTCAGCGTCCCATGCTAGAACCCATCCATCGGTAGAAATTCCTGTACCAGCATAACCCACATCCTCCAAATCGGACATGATTCTGGCACCACCTCCGCCATAGGTTGCTAACTGTTCTTGAACTCTATTAATGAATAATCGATAATGAGATTGTAAATCTTCAAGAGTTAAATATTTTTGATCTAAGGGAGTTAAAGGATCAGAATTTTTTACATTGGGAGGAATATTTAAGAGACCTTCTTTTATTACCGTCTTTCCTATTTTTATAGTAGGATCAAGTTTCTCTTCATACTTTACTATAAGGTCTTCTAAACGACTAACCTTTTCAACTAATTCCTTCTTTACCTTAAATAAATTTTCATTATTAGTATCGGTAACTTCTTTTACTAAAGTATCTACTTTTAATTTGTGTACAATACCTTTAAATTCCGTCTGAAGATCTTCGACATGCTTTTCATTTACAGCAAAATCTATCTTCATCTCTTTGAGTTGACCAGATAGATTCTTTTCAAAATTAACAACAGCAGGAACTAAAGTGTCCTTCATCTCATTATAATATTTTTCTGTACTTGTATCTAAATTTTCTTGCAAATCACAAATATTCTCTGTGAGAGTATCCTCCATTGTATTCATTCTATTGGAGAATCCAGTCAGAGTTTCTTCATATCCCTCTAACTTCTTATTCTCAGCAATCTCTCTTTTCTTAAAGTCCTTCTGAAGATTCTCATAAGTAAATGATAAATCCTTAAAATTTTCAACAAGATTTTCAATATTAGAAGTCTTCTGTAATAAATTTTCATCTAACTCTATTTCTTTCTTATCAATCCTTTCTTCTATGGTTTTAAGAGAAGTTTTAATAAAAGATACTTGTTTGTCTACATGAGAAGAAATAGATTTTACTTCTGCTTCTGTTTTTAATTTAGATTCTACTAAATTCTTTTTATAATTTTCTGCAAAACTTTCAAATCCTTTCTCTATTTCATTAAGATTATTCTTATAATCCTCTTCTAAAGTCTTTACACTTTCATCAACAAATTCTTTATTCTCTTTAATACTTTTTTCTGTCTTTAATTCAGTTTCTGCAAAGAACTTCTTATATTGAGGTAATACCTTTTCTAAAATAGATTCAACTTTTCCTCTAATACCCGTTACTTCTTTTTTTACAGAAGAAAGGCTCTCTTCATTAAGTGCTTCAATCTCAGACCCGATATGGGCAAGATCATCATTAAGAGTAGTAACTAAACTACTCATTGAATCCTTTACATCTTCTTTGAAAGTTATAAAACGACTGTCAACTCTGGTTTCTGAATCAACTATTAATTTTTTATATGTAGGGACTTCTTCCCCTATAAATTCACTTACTGTTCCTGATAATTTCTCAAATTCTTCTTTTATATCAAAAACACTTTTAGAATTTAAAGTCTTTACTTTATCTTGAACGTTTCTTATAGACTCCTCAACAAAAAGAAGTTGTGCAGTCATTGCATCATCAAGATCTTGCTTACTAATCAGATCTTCAATTCCCTCTCTTATTTCTTCTACGCTTTCGGATAATGTATCTACTTTTTCTACATTAGATTTAAAAGTATCAAAAGTAGTAGTAAAATCAGTTATGGCCTGGATATGATCAAAGTTTGATTTAAAAGAATTAAAAGCTTCGGAAATTGTTTCTACTTTTTCAGGAGTAGCATTTTCCTTCACTTCATCTAATGAAGCATTAGGATTCTTAACGTAAAACTCTGTAGGCTTCTTAAGTGGCACTTTGATATTCGTTATCCATAGTTATATTTATTTCAAAAAAAATCAGTCAGATTTTTTATCCTGTTGCTTGATTAATTTTGCTAAATCGGCAGTAGATCCTACAAACAAAGCATTAGTCACATTATTAGGACCTTTTGATTTTTCCTCTTCATTAACTTCTTTAACTTTTTTCTGTAAATCTAATAATTTATCTGTTGCATCAGAAACACTTTTAATCAATTGTCCAGCAACTTCATATGCTCTAGGCATTTCACTTTCTTGAGCGATTTCAAGAATACCATTAATTGCTTCTTGTCCTTTCTCAATTATACTATAAAGATTACCCCGTGTATAGTCATAATCCTTTTCAATATCATCTTTTGTAAGTCTATCGGGTTTTTCTCTGTTGACAACAGGAGTCTCCTCTTCCATTACTTCGGGAGTAATGTTAAAAGTTTTATCTAACTTATTGAATTCTTTAGTCATCATGAAATAGTCCCATCAAATCCAAAGTCATCTCCTAGAGGAATTTCTTCTTTCTCAACCGTATTATCAATGTATTTAACTGGAGATCCTTTAACATGGGGAGTAGCAGTAGTTCCATCCATTCCCCTCTTAATAACAATACTATTTCCATCCACTCTTTCGATTTGTACTTCTTCCCCTTCTAAATCTAAGTAATCCAATGCCTTGAGACTACCGATAGCATCGACGGTGACAGTATCGGAAGTAGCAGTTATATCCTCTGATAAGAGAGTAGTGACATCTCCTGTATATGCTTGAATTGCTCTTGGTACAACAGAATAAGTAAGATCCCTTCTGGTATTCTGAGTATCCTTTCCAGTAAGATAATTAACCTTAACAGAACGAATGATATCATCACTAGCAGCAGAAACAGGACCGAACATATAGGTCTTTGCACTAAACCTCAATGTATAGAGAAGAACTCTTCTAGTTTCAAAATCCCCTTCATAATCATCTTGCATTGTGATATTTTCTAACACAATAGGAATATCTCTTTTTTCACTAATACTGCCAACAAGATTAACTGTTACATTATAAGAAGGTTGGAAGTAGGGTAAAATCTGTTCTATAATTTGCAATGCATCATCATTTAACTTACACATTACAGCAAGTTCAAATTGCATATTATAAGGAACAGGCATATATGCCTTACTTGAATTTTTATTAGTTGTAGGATCTTTAACAATGAATTGTTGAGTAGTTGTTAATTTTCTACTAGGATCATAAGTTAATCCAGTGAACTCAAACGACATCCTTGGCAACGTCATTGCCGTTGCTTTATTTAAATCTGGTTGTTGTGTTAATCTTGCTAAAAACTTTTGAGTTGGACCATAAGCCAAAGGAACCCTAAGGTCATCAACTACAGAACCATCAGAATTAGTTTGCTTAACAGTTATCCCATTAAAAAGCGTACCGAACGCAATAATGGTTCTTCTCAAAATTTCGTTATAAAAATACTCAAACATTTTTAGATACCTGTTATCTTATATTTATGGCACACCAAATGGGTTCTGTTCAGTAAAGTCTAGAATTTCATCCGCTGCTGTTTCTATATTAGTATTATCAGCATATCCACCCTCTAAAGGATCCTTGTCAATAACTCTTACTACTTGAGTGGCACCTGACTTAGCACCTGTTAATGTCTCTCCTATCTGGAATCCAGAACCTGCAATACTTGCGACTTCAAGAACATTAGTATCCGAATCCCAAGTTCTTACTCGTGCTGTAGTCGTGGTAGCAGAACCTGTAACAACTTCATTAAATATAAAGTTACCACTAGAAGTTAGAGAAGGATTAGCAACAGTAATAGTTGGTGCAGTGCTATATCCAGCACCAGCATTAGTTATTCTAATAGCCGTTATAGTTCCCGCAGTACTTACTACAGCAGTAGCAGCAGCACCAGCAGTCGTGACCCCTGACAAGAATATTTCATTACCAAATGTAATTTGAGGTGAAGTTGTGAATCCGCCACCACCAATCAATCCACCGTAAGTAGTCATAGTAATAATACCAATACCACCATCAGATATAGAAGAAATACCTGTAGCACCTGCTCCTAGGTCATTAGTGTTACTAACAAAGCGAATTATAGGAGCAACTGTATATCCCGCACCCGCATTGTTTAAATCAGCATTTTGAACAGATTTAGCACCTGGGTTAACATTATCATTACATGCAACGATACCACCAATCATTCTTACACTAGCAATACCTGTTATTCCCCCAG